CAAACTTAAGAGATTAATTGTCAATATGCCGCCAAGACATACAAAATCAGAGTTCGCTAGCTCCTTGCTACCCGCTTGGATGATCGGGCGAACACCTAAACTAAAAATTATTCAAACCACTCACACAGGGGAACTAGCAATAAGATTTGGGCGTAAAGCTAAAACACTAATGGATAGTCCAGAATATAAAGAAATTTTTGAGACAAGATTAAGGGAAGATAGTCAGGCAGCGGGCAGATGGGAAACAGCGCAAGGCGGCGAATATTTCGCAGCAGGTGTCGGCGGTGCAATAACAGGTCGTGGTGCCGACTTATTAATTATTGATGATCCACACTCAGAACAAGACGCAATGAACCTAACAGCGCTTGAGAAGGCTTACGAGTGGTATACATCAGGTCCTCGTCAAAGGTTACAACCTGGAGGATCTATTGTTTGTGTAATGACGAGGTGGAATACAAAAGATCTAACGGGGATGTTATTAAATCATCAAAAGGAAGCAAAATCGGATCAGTGGGAGCTCATTGAGTTTCCAGCGATTATGCCTAGTGGTAAACCCGTATGGCCGGAGTATTGGAATTTCAAGGAACTAGAAACTGTTAAAGCATCTATAAGTGTTGGTAAATGGAACGCCCAGTGGATGCAAAATCCAACATCTGAAGAAGGTGCTATTATAAAACGAGAATGGTGGAAGAAGTGGGACAAAGATACACTGCCAAAATTAGAGCACGTTATACAATCTTACGATACAGCTTTTATGAAGAAGGAAACAGCGGATTATTCTGCTATAACAACTTGGGGCGTGTTTCGAGAAACTGAAGACAAGCCAACGAATTTAATTTTGGTAGATTCATTAAAGGGCAGATACGAGTTTCCAGAACTAAGAAGAAAAGCACTAGAGCAGTATAAGTACTGGAAACCGGAGACAGTATTGGTTGAGGCCAAAGCATCAGGTCTACCTTTAACTTACGAACTTCGTAACATGGGCATACCGGTGGTCAACTTCACTCCTTCACGTGGAAACGATAAGCATACCAGAGTTAATTCTGTTGCACCTTTATTCGAAAGTGGTATGATATGGGCACCTGATCAAAAATTTGCTCAGGAGGTCATTGAGGAGTGCGCAGCGTTCCCCTATGGCGATCATGACGACTTAGTCGATAGTATGACTCAAGCTGTTATGCGATTTAGACAAGGTGGGTTAATTCCCCACCCAGAAGATTACAAAGATGAGAAGATCATCAAAACTAAAATGGTATACTACTAATGTCTAGCTTAACCGATAAATATACAAAAAATTATAGCCCAGCAAAACGAAAAGAATTTGAAAAACGTGTGTTTGAAAATCTTGGCAACATGTCATAACTATCAGCGATACAATTAGTTTTAGCAGAAATGAGATCTGGTAATAAGAAAGGTGGTCTTATTGACAAGCCACTAGGAGCAGGTGGCAAGAAACTTTAATGACCATAGGCAAGAAATCAGGACCACCACCAAAAAGAGGACCTAATCCACAAGGGTTGAATATTAGATATAATACTGTTAAGACTACAACAATACCGGAGAACATAAATGGCAACAATAGACAAGTCTTTACCCAACGAGGTAAGGAAAGAAATAAACATTCCTAGTGAGGAAGAGCTACAAGTAGAGTTTGAACAAGAGACAGGACCACAGGATGTTAAAGATCCAGTTGATGTTCAAGAAAACGAAGACGGTAGTGTCGATATAAATTTTGATCCTTCAAAAGTTAATCTTGAAGGGGGTCAAAATCATTTCTCGAACCTCGCTGAATATTTACCCGATAATGTATTAGATCCTTTAGGCGCAGAACTTGCTGATAACTATGCAGATTATAAATCTTCCAGAAAAGAATGGGAAAAAACTTACACTCAAGGATTAGAACTTTTAGGTTTTAATTATGGTGATAGAACAGAACCTTTCAAAGGTGCATCAGGTGCAACTCACCCAGTTCTTGCAGAAGCGGTAACACAATTTCAAGCGCAAGCTTATAAAGAATTATTACCCGCAGAAGGTCCAGTTAGAACTCAAATACTTGGATTATCTACTCCAGACAAAGAAGCTCAAGCACGAAGAGTAAAAGAATTTATGAATTACCAATTGATGTCGCAAATGCCAGAGTATGAAGCAGAGTTTGATCAAATGTTATTTTATTTACCTCTTGCAGGATCAGCATTTAAAAAAGTTTACTACGATGAAATTATGCAAAGAGCAGTTTCAAAATTTGTGCCTGCAGAAGATATTGTCGTACCGTATACCGCAACATCATTAGATGATTGTGAGTCTGTAATACACAAAGTACGTATGACAGAAAACGAATTAAGAAAACAACAAGTCGGTGGGTTTTATAAAGATATAGAAGTTGATCCATCGTATTTAAGTGAAACAGCTTCAGAAAAAGCTCAACGAGAACTAGAGGGAACAACTAAAGGTAGAGATCAAAAAATGTTTACTCTTTTAGAGTGTCACGTTAACGTAGATTTAGAAGGCTTTGAAGATTTAGGTGAAGATGAAACACCTACAGGAATTAAACTTCCTTACATTGTAACTTTAGAAGAAGGTACAAGAAAAATATTATCAGTTAGAAGAAACTTTGCAGCAGAAGATATAATGAAAACTAAAATTAATTATTTTGTTCATTTTAAATTTTTACCTGGTTTAGGTTTTTACGGTTTTGGTTTAACTCACATGATAGGTGGTTTATCAAGAACAGCAACGGCAGCACTAAGACAATTGCTCGACGCTGGTACCTTGTCTAACTTACCCGCAGGATTTAAAATGCGTGGTATTAAGATGAGAGATGAAGCACAATCTATTCAACCCGGTGAGTTTAGGGATGTAGATGCTCCAGGAGGAAATCTAAAAGATGCCTTCATGACACTACCTTTTAAAGAACCATCAGCTACTTTATTACAACTTATGGGAGTCGTGGTACAAGCAGGGCAAAGATTTGCATCTATTGCCGATATGCAAGTAGGAGATGGGAATCAACAGGCGGCCGTGGGCACGACAGTAGCTTTGTTGGAACGAGGATCTAGAGTTATGTCAGCAATACATAAAAGATTATATGCTGCCATGAAAAAAGAATTTACGATTTTAGGCAGAGTATTTAAAACTTACTTACCACCTGAATATCCTTACGATGTTGTTGGGGGACAAAAACAAATTAAACAAATGGATTTTGACGACAGAGTAGATATTTTACCTGTTGCTGATCCTAATATTTTTTCTCAAACACAAAGAATATCAATGGCACAAACAGAATTACAACTGGCAACATCTAATCCAGAACTACATAATCAATATGCTATTTATAGAAACATGTATGAAGCATTAGGTGTAAAAAATATAGACACGATTTTAAAAAAACCAGAACAACCAGCTCCAAAAGATCCAGCATTAGAACATATTGATGCACTGGGCGCAAAACCATTCCAAGCTTTTCCTGGACAAGATCACAGAGCGCATATTACAGCGCATTTGAACTTTATGGCAACTAACATGGTTAGAAACGCGCCAATGGTAAGTGCTTCAATTCAAAAAAACTGTTTAGAGCACATAAGTTTAATGGGTCAAGAGCAGATTGAGTTAGAGTTTAAAAACGAATTGCAACAATTAGCGCAAATGCAACAGATGATGCAACAAAATCCTCAAATTCAACAACAAATGGTACCTCTACAACAAAAAATTGAAGCAAGAAAATCAATTTTAATTGCTGATATGATGGAAGATTACATGAAAGAGGAAAAACAGATTACTGGAGACTATGGTAATGATCCAATTGCACAATTAAGAGCAAGAGAGCTTGATATTAGGGCACAAGACAACGAACAGAAGAAAAAAGAAGCTGAAGACAGATTAAATCTTGAAAAAATGAAAACAATGATGAATCAAGGCGTTCAAGATGAAAAACTTGATCAAAATGAAGAATTAGCTAATTTAAGAGCTGATACTTCAATTGAAAAACAAGAACTGGCGAACGAAAATAGATTAACGCTCGCTAGAATGAAACCAAGAGGAAACTAAGGAGGAATAATGGCTTGGAAAGGGTATGCACCCACAAATAAGGCAAAAGTAATTGCAACTCCAAGGGTTGATAATAAAAAACCCAAGGACAAACAACCTGTAAAAGGAACAGGAGCTGCTAGAAAACAAAAACCAGTAACTTGGTATTAGTATGTGGTTTGGAGCAATTAAATTAGCGTTACACGCTGGAACGCACATTTACAAAAAGCGTCAAGAGACTAAAATGGCTATGGCGGATGCACAACATATGCATGCGCGAAAGATGGCCAGCGGCGAAGAACAATACCAGGGCAAGCTTTTAGAAGCTCGGCAAAACGACTACAAGGACGAGGTCGTTTTAGCGATTCTCACATTGCCCATAATAATTTTGGCCTGGGGAGTCTGGTCAGACGATCCGGCGGCTATGGAGAAAATAAAAGTGTTTTTTGAGCATTTCCAGGCATTACCAAGCTGGTTCACTAATTTATGGATTCTTGTATGTGCGAGTATTTTTGGTATAAAGGGTACACAGATATTTAGAAACGGTAAAAAATGATTAAAAGAATAATAGGCTATATTAAAGGATTGCTTTCCCTGCATCAATGTGTAAACTTGCGACAGGCTAGAGTTAATAAATGTATGGACTGTGGTAAGATCCATTATCAATAAACTAGACATGAATTAACAAAAACTATATAAAAGGAGCATTATGCCAAACAA